TAAGCGAGACATTTGTTTTCCTTGCTGAAATGCAAAAAACCTACGGGAAAACGGTTAACTTGCCTGCTGTTATTGCCGGGTTTAAATTCGCCTTTGAAGGCAAATACACCCCTGAACAGGTGCAATACGCGCTGAAAGCCCACCTGCAAAACACGCAGGAATTTCCCACCCCGGCGCACATTACGGCCATTTTGAACCCACCTAAGCCCCGTGTGAGCTACGCCGAGTACATTGCCGCCCTTGAGTGGCAGAAGCGCAATCAAGACTGGTCGCAGTTTTCCAGCGCAGCCGACACTATCCGGGATTACAGGCTTGCTTCGCAAAATGACCAGCACGCCTATGAGAGGCAGCAAGAGGAGATTGCGCTGATAGCCAAGGCCGCCCCCTTGCTGTTGGAAGACAGCAGCGAAGACTAATAACCAAGTTTTTTCAACCACTAGAAAGGATAATGCCATGACTGAAGAGGAAAAACTCTTGAAAAGAAAACTTGCTGCTAAGCTATGGAGGAAGAAAAATCCTGAAAAAGTAAGGGCATGGCAAAAAAAGAACTATGAAAAAAACAAAGAAAAAAGACAACAGTACTTTAGGGCATATTATGCTAGTAATCGTGAAAGATTTAAAGAAAAAGGAAAAAAATGGAAAGAAAAAAATCCAGAAAAAGTAAAAGCCAGTGCAAGAAAATCAAACCGGCAGTATCGTTTGTTAAATAAAGAAATTATTAACAAAAAAAAACGCGACGCTAGAAAATTAGAAAGGATTTAACCATGTACGAACCACAAAGCACTGATGAACACCTAGAAGAGCTAAACAAGGTAATGATAAAATGGTACAAAAAAGGCCATTTTGATAATATTCCCAATGAGATGTATCTGCTAAAGGTTATCGCAGACATCCGCCAGAAAACGGGGGTGGGCGACAAGGTGATGTTAGCAGATTTGGCTGATACGCTGGCCGGGCTTATCCAAAATGGGGAATCGGCCATTGAGACCAACAAACAGCTTGTGAAGCGGTTGCAGCAGATGAAAGGGGCTTAGGTGACGGATTAGAATCGTCGCTAAGGCCAGTTTAATGACCGCCAGACCATGTTAACCATACACCCGGCTAGGGTAGTAGCCAAAAGGATAGAAAGATGCTTACAAAGGCTAGAAAACGGGAATTTGAGGCTTATCCGGTGGTGAAGTAGCTGCGTTATACTCCGCCATGTACCGGACAACATCCGCCGCTACCCTAGCCGCTACACAGGGGGGGAGGATGCGGTCAATACGCACCCACCCTTGAGTTTTAAGCTTGGCTTTGTAGCGGTATGATTTAGTTTGCGGCATAAAAAAAATCTTCAACAAAACATTAAGTTTTTTAAAAATATATTGTTGTGGGGAAACAATGGGTTGTGATTAAGATTGACAATCTAAATGAATCCAAGGTATTATTTATTATGCCAGTAACAAAATACACTGATGAATTGGCTGATGCCATTTGCCTAGAAATAGCTTGTGGTGATAGCGTTACTAAAGCATGTGAAAAACACAATATTGATCAAAAAACTTTTTTTAGATGGTTGTTAGATAACAATGAATTACGCCAGAAGTACATGCGCGCGCGGGACAACAGAGCCGATGCACATTTTGAGAGTTCCAAGGAACTTATGGATGATCTTAGAACGGGTAGAATAACATCCGATCAAGCACGAATCATGCTAGATGAAATAAAATGGAAGTGCGCTAAGCAAGCCCCTAAAAAATACAGCGATAAATACACGGTTGCGGGTGATCCTGAATCTCCATTGATATCTTTGACGGCGATTGTGAATCAAATCGAGGGCACGACTGTAGGGCTGCCTCAAATCACAGCGCAGTAAAATGGATGAGCAACAGGCCTATGTGAAATTGAGGGATGAATACCTGGGCAATCAGGAATGGAGATTGAACAACCTGTACCATATCCGCGATAAAAACGGTCAAAAGGTAGTGCTGAAGTTTAACTGGGCACAACGGCAATTTCTTTCCACCGTCTGGTATTTCAATGTTATCCTTAAAGCCCGGCAACTTGGATTCTCCACCATCATCTGCATTTACTTCCTTGATGCGTGTTTGTTCAATAGTAACCATAAATGCGGGATTATCGACAGCGGCATTGATGATGCGAAAAAGAAGCTAAAGATGATTAAGTACGCTTATGAGAACATCCCGAAAGACATTCTTAACAATCCATTGATTGGCCTTCCCACGCTCGTTACAGACGCTGCAGAGCAAGTCGAGTTTAGCAATGGTAGCGGTATATCAGTTGGAACATCACACCGTGGTGACACGCTGCAAAAGCTTTTGGTATCGGAATATGGAAAAGTATCTGCGGCCACGCCTGAAAAGGCGAGAGAGATTAAAACGGGTGCGCTTAATGCTGTTGGTATCGGCCAGCAGATATTTGTTGAGTCAACAGCCGAGGGCAAGGCTGGCGAGTTCTATGATTTGTGCCAACAAGCTATCAACCTGAAAAATTTAGGTAAAACGCTTAGCCGCCTTGAGCCTAAGTTTCACTTCTTTGCATGGTTTAAAAACCCTGAATATCGCCTAAGCGATGAGGAAACAGCGCTGGCAGTCATTTCGAAAGAAACCGAGGCGTATTTATCCAATTTCAGCCTTACACCCAATCAAAAGGCTTGGTACGCCGTTAAAGAGCGCATCATGGGCGATGACATGCGGCGGGAATATCCGTCAACGCCTGATGAAGCCTTTGAAGGCTCTATGGAAGGCGCATACTATGCAAAAGAAATGGCTGAGCTGCGTAAATCCGGCCAGATAACTTTTGTGCCCTATGATCGTAGCTGCCCTGTTCACACCTATTGGGATTTGGGTAAGACACGCGATCAAAGCTCCATTATCTTTTTTCAGGAGATTAGAGGCCGCAAGCACTTTATTGACTATGAGGAAAAGACAAACGTCGCATGGGATTCCTACGCTATTATCCTGAAAGAGCGCGGCTACAACTACGGAACGCATTGGTGGCCGCATGATGGGAACATGAATCAAGTCACACAAGGCGAGGTGCTTACATCGCGTGTGATGGCTCAACGTGCGGGGATTAGCCCCATCAGGGTCATCCCTGTCACCAAGAGCGTGCACCACGACGTGATGAACTATTGCCGCCCGATGCTAACGCAAGTCTGGATTGATGAAACCAAATGTGCCCTTCTCATTAACCGTCTCGACAGCTATAGACGCAAGTGGGATCGCATCAACGCTATGTGGATGAACGAACACGCGCACGATGAGGCTTCACATGGTGCTGATGCTTTTAGGACTTTTGCGATGCAACAAATGAAGCACAAAGAAGATGCTATTGCAAAGATTGTTCCGCCGGGCTATTATGCCGCCACATCGTACCAAAGGGTTTAGGCGTGGATAGAGATTCAATCGTGCAGTCCATGCTTGATGACTTCAAGCTCTCATCAGAAGCTGAAGCTGATAACCGCACCCGTGCTCTATTCATTTTAGACTTTACCCGCCCCGGTGCAAAGCAATTTAACCCGCAAGAGATTACTGCACGGGGTAGCCGTCCGTCTTACTCGTTTAACCAGCTTCCTAAGTTTGGCCGTCAAGTTATCAATGACCAGTGGCAGAATGTGCCGCAAATTAAATACATCCCCAAAACCGATGCCGATATTGAAAAGGCAGAAATCCTAGAAGACATGGTACGCGAGGTGCAATCGCAGGGTTGCGCTCAGACGGCGTACAAGATGGCCATTGCCAGTCAAGTCAACATGGGCTGGGGATACTTTGCTTTTGCCACGGACTACGACAACGACGAGAGCAACGACCAAAATATCTACATTCGTGAGATACCCAACACGTTTCAGGTGTACGATGACCCTGCTTGCCGCAAGCAAGACCGCAGCGACAGGCGATTTTTGATTGAGGTTGAAGACTTGCCCCTCACGGATTTTAACCGCAGGGAAAACCGAGAGTACGCTAGGGATGAACTGCAATCTGTTGGCAGTGAATACCCATCATGGGCAACTATGGGTGAGGATTTGGTGCGTGTTGGTCACTACTGGCGAATGGAATACGATAAAGAAACCGTTTGGTTCAACAAAGAAACAGGCGAGAAATTTACCGAGAAACCTAAAGATGTTCAAAATTACAACGAGCGCGTTATCAAAAAACCCCGTGTGATGTACTACAAATGCACGGCAAAGGAAAAGTTAGAAGGGCGCAAGTGGCAAGGCTCACACATCCCGTATTGCTTTGTTGAAGGTAATAAAACCGTTGTGAATGGCAAAACGTACCTCACGGGCATTTATGAGGATATGATTTCAACACAGGTGTTGTTTAATTACGCCACAAACGCCGCTATTGAGCTTGCTGAGTCTGCGCCTATTTCGCCGTTTGTTGTGCCCTTGCGTGGTGTTAAACAACTTGAAAAATACTACGATACCGTAAACAGAAAAAATTACGCTTACTTACCATACAACGACATTGACGAGAATGGTTTGCCTATTGCCCCGCCGCAAAGATTACAAAACGGTGCGGATTTGTCATCGGCTGTTGCGCTTATTCAGATGGCGGAACAGAATTTCTACGGTACTAGCGGGATTTACCCGGCATCACTAGGCCAGCAAAGCAATGAGAAATCCGGAAAAGCCATCCTTGCCCGCCAGCGTGAAGGCGATATTTCAACCTCAAATTATGCTGATACGTTCCGCCGGGCGTTGCTTTACGGAGGAATCATCTTTCAAGACCTAAGTAAGAAAATTTACGACGGTAGCCGCGAAATTCAAGTAATGAGCGAGGACAAGAAAACCCGCGTTGTTAAGATTAACCAGAAATACAAAGACCCCAGGACAGGAAAAACCATTGAATATGACATGACCAAGGGCGAGATGGGCGTTGCTGTAACTACTGGAGCAAGCTTTACCACCAAGCGTGAAGAGGAACGCGAATCACAAATTGCGCTTTTACAGGCATACCCACAAGCGATGTTACCAGCCCTTCCGGGTATTGTCCGCAGCATGGATTGGCCTAACGCGGATAAAACGGCTGAGGCTATTGAACGTGGGTTGCCGCCTGAGTTGCGTGACCCTGAAAGTCAAAAAGAGCAGATGCAGGGCGTTCCTCCGGCGGTACAGGCGCAGCTCCAGCAGGCGCAGCAGATTATCCAGCAGCTAGGCCAAGCATTGCAGGAGGCTCAGCAAGCGGCGGCGGAAAAGAAATCTGAGGCTCAGATGAAAATGGGCGAGTTACAAATAAAAGCGCAATCGGCACAGACACAAGCCGAGAAAAACCAGTTTGATGCCGAGCTTAAAGCCGCTGAATTGCAATTCCAGCGTGACAAGATGGCTTCTGATGCGCAAATGCAGGCAGCCAATCTGGAACTACAAACGCAAAAACTAGCACTAGAAGCAGAAAAACTTCGCATTGAATCTGACAAGGCTAAATTTGATGCGGAATTACGTATAATTGAAATGCAAAACGCTGAGCAAACAGAAAATCAAGCCAATCTTGAAAAGGCAGCAAAGGAGGAACAAGATATAAAAGGTGTTGAAAATATTAAACAAAATATGGATGCCTTAATTCAGATGCTCTTGCAAATGCAAGGCAATTTTCAACAATTATCTACAGACATTCGCGCTCCGAAAGTTATTGACGTTAAAAGAAATCCTCAAACCGGGCTTATTGAACAAGCCTACACCAGAACCACATAAGGAGTTTATATGGCTTTCCAATTCTCAACCGCTGCCCGTAACGCTGCACTTGACCAGATAGAAACAACTATTAGCACATCTCCTACATTGGAGATTCGCAGTGGTTCAGTTCCAGCAAACTGTGCCGCCGCTTCTACGGGAACGGTTCTGGTAACTATTGTGCTCCCCAGTGATTGGCTTACCGCGGCTTCAGGCGGTAGCAAAACCATTAACGGAACATGGCAAGACGCTTCAGCAGACGCAACGGGCACCGCAGGGTATTTTCGCATTAGCCAAGGCGCAACGTGCCATATTCAGGGCACTGTGACAGCTACAGGTGGCGGCGGCGATATGACACTGGACAGCGTGAGCATCACTGCCGCTCAGCAAGTTAATATCACGCAATTCACAATTACCGCCGGGGGTGCGTGATGACTATTCCTCAAGCTCTCATAGACAAAGTTGCTGAGTCACAATTTAACGGGAAACCCGATTGGGAGGTGGCGACAATTTTAAATGCTGTGGATGAGACGTTACCGACAAAGAAAGTTCCGGTGATGACCACGGATGTTAGGCAGGTCTTTTTAGAAAGACAGTACTGGCCAGGAATTGTTCTTACAGCCGAAGACACTACTGCGGACGTATCGCTTCGCGGACTATGCATTACGGTTAGAGATAGCCTTAATTATACAACAATCATTGAGACGCATAAACCTGCATCTTATGATGTTGTTGTAACCTTACTCACCGCTTTGGTGTCTGCAAATCTCATTGATGCAACAACTAAAGCTGACTTGCTCGCCATGACCAACGCTAACCAGTCATGGGCCACCTACAATCAGATTTACGTTGATGCCCGGCTAGTGGGACTTGCAAGAGGAGCCGTAGCATGAGTGTAGCAAAATGGACGACACCAAGCACGCGGTCTAGTAACTTTGCCAGTACGGCTTTTAACTCTCTGGCCAACGGATCGGAAAGCGCAACTGTCACCTACGATAATTCCTCAAACAAAGATTTGTACGGCGCGGTAACGCTTAAACTTGGCAGTATCACGCCTCCAACGGGCGGCTCTGTGAGTCTTAGGGTAACACAATCAGACGGCACGGACACATCGGACAAGGTTGGTGGCGACTTATACGCCATATCCCTAACCTCCGGAGCTAGCGCAAAGGTCAATATTATTCCCATAGTTCGGCTTTACCCGTTTTCGTTGAGGTTTTCTTTGGTGAACAATTCAGGCGTGTCTTTAGCAGCCAGTGGTAATGAAATTTACGTCACGCCATTTAACGAAGATATTGTGTAATGCCACGCGGCATAAACTTTTACGATGATGCGCAGTTGCAAAAGAGGTTGTGGAGTCCAAATCTTGTCAATCCAACGATATGGTTAGATGCCGCGGATTTATCAACTCTTTCGGTAGACGGTACTGGGGTTAACACATGGAGAGACAAAAGCGGATTTGGTAGAAATGCCACCGCAACTGTGCGAAAGCCTGCTTTTTTAAGTAACGCCACAAATAATTTGTCGGCAATTAACTTCACAGCCAGCTCTGCAACGAGACTAGACACGCCAGATTTTTCAATCGCTCCCGGTAGGCAAT